CATCGAATTGATTCGTGGAGCGATAAATCGACCAGGGGAGACATATTTTTACTGTGCTCCTACATATCGCATGGCAAAAGACATTGCGTGGAAAGAATTAAAGAGATTAGTACCTAAAATTTGGATAAAAAGTAAAAATGAGACAGATTTGAGAATTGAGTTGATAAATGGATCAACTATTGAGTTGAAGGGAACAGAAAATGCTATGGCTTTGAGGGGAAGAAGTCTTTCAGGGGTGGTGTTAGACGAAGCAGCATTTATGGATCAAGATGTATGGGCAGAAGTTATCAGACCAGCTTTAGCAGATAAACAGGGGTGGGCTTTGTTTATTAGTACACCTGATGGCACTGCTAGTTGGTTTTACGATATGTGGTGTTTTTGCGGAGAAACTGATCGAGATGATTGGCAGAGGTGGAGTTTTACTACGATTGAAGGGGGTAATGTCGCTCCAGAAGAAGTCGAAGCAGCTAGAGGTCAATTAGATGCGAGAACATTTAGGCAAGAATTTGAGGCTAGTTTTGAGAATCTTACTGGTTTAGTAGCTATCAGCTTTGATGATGACAACATTGAAAAGGAAGTACAGGATTTTCATTTGATGCCCTTGCTCATTGGGTTAGATTTTAACGTTGATCCGATGGCAGGAATTTGTGCTGTTAAGCACGAAGACAACTTATATGTGTTCGATGAGATCATGTTGACGGGTGGTGCTACTACATGGGATTTTGCGGAAGAGGTTATCAGAAGATATGGTGTAGATCGAAGAGTTATTGCTTGTCCTGACCCAACGGGTAGTGCAAGAAAAACCAGTGGAGTTGGTGTTACTGACCATACAATTTTAAGAAGGAATGGTTTTACTGTTATGAGTCCAAAAAGTCCATGGAAGATAAGAGATAAGATAACTGCTGTTAATACTGCTTTGCTTGATGCCAATGGAGAAAGACGAACTTTTATTCATCCAAGATGTAAAGAGTTAATAAAATCACTTAGAACTCTGACCTACGCTCCAAATACAGGGATGCCAAACAAAAATCTAGGGGTTGACCATGCTTTTGATGCTTTCGGTTATCTATGTTTACAACAATTTAACCTTGCAAAACCAGAGACATTAGGTCAAACTTCGTTTAGAATATACTAAGAGTTTCCTTTTTCCACTATGTATCATTCTACTACAAAGAAAAAGAAGAAGAAAAAGAAGGGAGGTAAGAAGCGTGGCGAATGTTCCTGTAAATAAAGCGTTATACTCTAGAGTAAAAGCAGAAGCTAAACGCAAATTTGCTGTTTATCCATCGGCTTACGCTAACGCATGGCTTGTACGAGAGTACAAAAAGCGTGGTGGTACTTATCGCACGGGAACTAAAAAACGTGGCAAGAAGTAGTGGCGGTTTAACTCGCTGGTTTAAGGAAAATTGGGTTGATGTAAAAACTGGCAAGCCTTGTGGCCGATCAAAAGGCGAAAAAAGAGGCTATCCAGCTTGCCGACCCAGTAAACGTGTATCAAGTAAGACACCTAAGACAACAAAAGAGATGTCACCAGCCGAAAAAGCACGATTTAAGCGAGAAAAAACAGGTAGTAAGAAGATAAGTTATCAACATAGACGTAAAAAGAAGAAAAAATGACTGTAAAAAACGCAGTTTCACGGTAATATAATCATATATAAACTTTTTTTCTTAGAATCATGGCATTTTTTCGTGGAGAAGAGGGTTCTGTCTTATTTGATAAGGCAGGATCTTCGGCTGCTGCGGTTGCAGGAACTACATCATGGACTTTAGATATTACTAAAGATGTTTTAGAAACAACAGATCATGGTGATACTTTTCGTAACTACACAGGTGGATTGGTTTCTGGTACAGGAACAGTTGAACTTCAATACACTCAAGGTGCATCATCTACAAAAGAAGCTGAATTAATTAATGATATTTTAGATGCTCCATCAACTGAAGCTGAATCAGCAAATGCACAGTTTAAATTGTATTTAGATACAAGTGGCACAAAAGGATTTACCTTTGATGCAATTATTACAAGTGCTTCTTTTGGTACAACAGTTGGTGATTTAACTACTGTTAGTTGTTCTTTCCAGACCTGTGGGGCTATTACTGGCGATCTAGAATAATGCCAAAAGGTTCTTATTCAAGTAAGCAACGTAAATTAGCTAGGGTTGCTCCTCCTAGAGATAAAATTACGGGTGCTGATTTTAAAAAGCTACGTTCTAAGAAAAAAAAGAAAAAGAAGTGAAACTTACTCCTCGCCAAAAAACTTTATTATCTAAGCACTCTGAGCATCATAGTGCGAAGCACATGGAGTTTATGAAAAGGCGAATGAGAGCAGGAGATACTTTTACTCAAGCTCATAAAAAAGCACAAGCAAAGGTGGGCAAATGAGAAAGAAACGTAAACAAGTAAATTTAAGTGTAGGCAGGGGAGAAAAGTCTAAAACAGGTGGACTTACTGCTAAAGGTCGTGCGAAATACAATCGTGCTACTGGTAGCAATTTAAAAGCACCAGTTACAGGAAAAGTAAAACCTGGTAGTAAAGCAGCTAAAAGACGAGCATCTTTTTGTGCAAGGATGAAGGGTATGCCTGGGCCAATGAAAAAACCTAACGGTAAACCTACTAGAAAAGCGTTAGCATTAAGAAAATGGAGGTGTCGTTAAATGACATACGCATTACCAGGGATGCTAAAAACCAGCATTACCGCTACTACATACATTGGTAGTACTGATAGTCCTTTTACTAGAAATAGGGCTGTGTTGGACATGATGAAAGGTTGGGAAATAATGAAAGCTGTTAGTGAAGGTACAGAATATTTAAGAGAAAATAGTGAAGCATTTTTACCATTAGAGCCAAGAGAAGATTATGATGCTTACCTTGCCAGAGTTAATAGATCAGTATTTAGTCCTTTTACACAGAGATTAATAAGAGCAGCTACAGGTTTAGTTCTTCGTAAACCAATATCTTTAATTGGAGATCCTTATTGGACTGAAATGTTCAAAATGGACGTTGACGGTTGTAAGTCGGATTTAGATGAATATGCAAGAAGATTATTAATGTGTTCTCTTACTTATGGTCAAAGTCATATTCTTGTTGATTATCCTGCACCTGGAGGAGCAGTAAGTTTAGCTGAAGAGAGATCACAGAACCGCAGACCTTATTGGATAGAAGTCGATCCAACAAATATTTATGGCTGGAGATTAGATAGAGAGTCTAACTATGGAAACCTTATACAAGTAAGAATTGCAGAAAAAGCTGTATTACCTGATGGTGCTTTTGGTGAAAAAATATATGACCAGATGAGAGTAATAGAACCTGGTCGTTACCGTGTATTTAGAAGAAAAGAAACTGTTGAGGATATGTATGAAGAAAATGATGGTACTTATACAGGTAATATGCAGGGCACACCAAATGAAAAGGATTTTGAATTAGCTGAATCTGGTAATTTTTCTCTTGGTGAAATACCTTTAGTTACTGTTTATTCTGGAAAAATAGACAATATGACAAGCAAACCACCTTTATTGGATATTGCTTACTTAAATCTTGCACATTTTCAGAGACAAGCTGATTTAATTCATAGTCTGCACGTTGCATCTCAGCCAATGCTAGTAATGGAAGGATATGATGATCAGACCAAAGATCTAGCTATCTCTGTTAATTATGCAATGGCAACTCAGCCAGGGAATAAAGTTTATTATGTAGAACCAGCTTCTAGTGCTTTTGATGCTCAATCTGCTGAGATAAAAGAATTGCAAATGCAGATGGCTACTCTTGGTATTAGTACACTGAGTCAACAAAAGTTTGTTGCTGAATCTGCTGATGCTAGACGTTTAGATCGTGTAGATACTAATTCCATGCTTGCTATGGTTTCTATGGAGTTAGAGCAGAAGTTACAAAAAGCATTTAATTTATCTGCTGAATATGTTGGAATTGAGCCACCAGAAGTAAAAATTAGTAGAGATTTTGATATTGAAAGGTTAATTGGACAAGATATTACAGCTTTAACCTCATTATTTGACCAGCAAGTAATAGATAGAGAAGAATTTAGAGATATTCTTGTTCAAGGTGAAGTTTTACCAACAGCAAATGAGGCCAAACCCGAATAGTTTGTTACAATGATAGTTAAGTACATATAACTTATGGGCAAACATCTAGATTATGTTCAGCAATCTGATGGAACATATAAGTGGGAACTGGCAGAAATCCCTGCTGTTAAATCCACTCCAGCAGAGAAACCAAAACCAGAAGCTAAGAAAAAGCCTTCTAAGAAAAAAACTACAAGTCCACTTTCTGACTAATTCATGGCAATCGAAGAAAAAGTAGTTCAGTCTGAGTCTGTGGCTCCTACTGATCAGTCCGTGACTGAAACTCCTTCACAAACACAACCACAAGCACCAAACCTAGACGCTGTAAAAGCAGAGTACGAAGCAAAATTAGCTGCTGCTCAAAAACAAATAGCTGAAGGCGAAGAAAAGTTCAAAGGAATAAAAGGTAAACTTGATGAGGTTTACAAGCAAAAAGAAGAAAAACGCACCAAAGAACTAGAAGATCAAGGACAATACAAAACTCTTTGGGAAGAAGCTAATAAAACTGCACAAGAGAAAGATGCACAGATTAATAGCTTGTCTCAGCAGTTGCAAGATATGAAAACTTCTAATGAAGTTGCATCAACAAAGCAAACAGCACTTGCAGCCATCAGTAATCTTGGTGCGATTAACGCAGAACAAACCTTATCATTATTGCAAGATAAGCTACAAAAAAATGCTGAAGGTAAAGTAGTAATCATAAATGGTGGTGTAGAGCAAGATTTAGGAGCCTATCTCACAAGTCTCAAAAATCCTGGTAGTGGTTGGGAGCATCATTTCAAACCAAGTTCTGCTGCTGGTATGGGTGCAAAGCCTAGTCCTGTAGGAAATGTATCAGGTGGCTCAGAAAATCCGTGGAATACTGGCAATTTGACGCAACAGCTTATAATGGAGAATGAGAACCCCGACCT